CTCCTTTTCATTCTTTTTAACCATTTTTGCATTTGTTGATTAGTCATTCCAGTATGGTATTTAAACATACAAACCATTAAACCAGTAAATTCATCAAATTGTTCATCAGGACTACACTTAGCTTGAATAAGTTTTCCATCTTTGAACTTAATAGTTGTTACTTTCTTTTTTTCATTTGAATTAATAAATTCAACTTTTGGGAAAGAAGTTCTATTTCTTTGTCGAGCAGCTTCAAGTACAGAAAATTGTTGCTTTTCAATAGATTTTAATTGAGCATTTTCTTGTTTTGCAATATCACTTAATATATTCATTAATAAAAAATCATCGTATGACAAATTTACACCTTTATTTTCTTTTTTCTTTTTAAAAATTTTCATTATTTTTCTCCTCTAATTAATTTTTTTAGTGTAAGTAACAAGTACTCACCATTACTATAAATCTTTGAGATGTGTTTAACTCTAACATTATATGTTTTACCTTTAGAACCTAATAATTCAGCCCACATAACATCTCTAGTCATTCTTTCAACTTTAATATCTTTAATTCTTTTGTACCTTACTACATTACCTCTTTTAATAACTTTAACTACCATTATAAATCACCTCTACAACCAACACACCAAAATTCTCCGATACTCCCTACTAATTCAATGTGTTCTTTTTTATGCCATTCTTTACAAGAACCCTCGCATTGTTTGTAATTTAGGAAGCAATCTTCTTTACAAACATTTTTAAATCTTCCATCTACTTCAATTGTTTCAATTTGACTATCATCAAATTCTTTTCCACAATCATCACATATAATCTTTTTTACCATTATTCTTCTCCTAACATTATTTTATTAAATTGTTTCTTAACATCTGGATGCATCAAATTAGCATTTCCAATACTCCCATATTTTTGTTCAAGCAATTTTGGATTTTGTTTATTCATTTGTTCTAATGTCTCAACTGATTTCTCCATTTCTTTAATTAAGAATGTTTGTTGAGTTGAATAAGTTTTACTTTTACCAAATTGGTCTCCATATTGTTTGAATAATGCTCTTGTAACCATTCCACCTTGTTCTTCACAATAATCTAATGCTTTAGAATAATTGCTAGGTTCTTCACCTGAAGAAGATGTAATTCTATTTCTACTTGTTCCATATTTTCTTATTGCAACTCTAACAATTCCAACGTGATCTGTTGTCGATTGTACTTTCATATACTTATTTATATTCGCAATGTTTAGAAATTGTTCGTTCATAACAGTTTGTTGACAAGCGATTTTTAATAATTCAACATCAACCTTATCCATCACAAGAAGTTCAATCCAATTTATAATAGTGTTTTTTTCAACCTTGTTACCCATTGAAACATTTGTTTTAAGTAATATATCTCTAATTCTTATTGAATATTCAGTTGCCATTATAACTCACTCCACGGTTTATAGGTTTTAATTTCCTCTTCTTGTTTACTCATTTCAACTTTAGCATTTTGTTTGTAACTTTCAAAATTTGTACCAAATAAAGTAGATGGTCTAAGGTATTGTCTATAATGTTCATCATTAAGCCATTTAAAGGCTTTAAAGTCTATGACTAATTTAAAATCATCTAAGTTATAGCCATCTTTAACTCTAGCATTGATTAATGATTGAGTTTTTTTAGTTGATGGTTTATAAGTTGTTCCACAAACTTTATTCAAATGTTCAACTATCTCGACATATAAAGAACTATTCTCATCTATACTAGACTCTTCTATACTAACCTTAACTATACTAGACTCTTCTATACTAGGTTGACAATTCGCAACCAAACGACAACCAACATCTTTTTCAGTATATACACCGTTATCTTTTTCTTTTAACGTGCTTTTTTCTTCAATATAGTTGGTTGGTTTTGATCTGTCCTTTCTAATTGCATTATGCATCTTCCAATGTTTGATAACACATACACCACTTTCAAAAGGCATTACATATCTTTTTGCAACTAATACTTTCATATCATCTTCTCTAGCTCCTATAATTCGCATAACCTTTTTAGGACTAGATACAAAACCCTCGTCATCAGCATTTAGATTTAGATGAAAGTACAAACATTGAGTAGATAGTGGCATTGCTAGAAAAACATCTGTTTCAGTTATTTTTTTTGTGAACATTCTTTTTTCGGCCACATCACTCACTCCCTTTGTCTTTCAAATATTTTTTCACTTCTTCATAATCAAATCTAACAGACTTTCCAACTTTATAGAATGGTAAACCAGTTTTCATATGTCTATTAATTGTCATTATTGATACTTTTAATTTTTCTGCCAATTCTTTTTTAGTTAACATTACATTTCTCCTTTCATACTTATTGTAACATAACGTTTCATCAGTTTCAATAGTTTCCAAAAAAAATACACAATCAAGTGCATTTTTTAAATCATATCAAGAACTCGTCATATCTTTTCATAACGAATACTTGTAAGGAAGATTTCAATAATCTTCTTTTTTCTCTTCTTGCTTCTTTTTTGCTATCGTATGTTCCTAATAATTCTTCTTTGTGCATTACATTGAAAGCAATTAAGATGCCTTTCCAATATACACGTTTTATGTGTACATCAATCTTATCAACTTTTCCAACTAATTGTCCGTCTTGATTAATAACTATCATAATAAAACCCCTTTCATTATATTATATGCAATAAAAGAGTTTTGTATACTACTTTTTAATTCTTCTAATTTGTCTATCAACTTTAAATAACATTCTTTCTTCAACATTAGAACTTATTGAAAATTTTCTAAACAACTTATCAAGCATATTGAATACATCTGCAGATTCATCAATAAATCTTTCTGTATCAATTTCTCTAGTTTCAATAGCCAGATCAATAACTTCTAGTAATTCATTAAGTTCTTCTGAAGTTTTCTTTAAAGTTTCTTCAAATCCATAATGGTCCATTAAAATTTTTTGTTTCTCGTGATAAGTTAAACTTTCAATTTCAACTTCATTAATAGTTTTTTTCATAATTATCTCCTATTATAAATTCCTCAATAGTAATTTGCCCTTGAGGTGGTTCATTCTTTTTATTCTTTTTTATCTCATTAATAATTTTATTCATTTGTTGCAATTCAAGTTCAGCTCTTTCCAACTCAATATCACTCACTTTATCTAATTTCTTATTTTTCTTTTTTCTTCTTAGGATATTACAATTCTTAAAAAAATTATTAGTCATTAGTATCTAACTTTTCTTATTCTTTTTTTGTCATTATGCTGATATAGTAAAGTGAAAGTGTTGTGAGTTTTTTTCACCATCAACCAATTTTCAGGATTGATGTTTTTACTTCTCAATATTTCTCTTTGAGTTCGTGTTAATTTTTTTCCGTGTTTCATTATTTCACCTCAGTTTTCATAGAATTAAATTGTTCTTTTGTTACGAATGATTTAACTTCATCTGAATAAATAATTCCGCCAGTTGTTTCAACTGCATTTTGAAGTGAATTAACATTTTTTCTGAATAGTTGCCATACTTGATAACCATTCACATAATCTCCAACTTCTATTAAATCTATTATGTTATGTGATGCGTTTTGTATTTCTTTTTCAATTAATAGATAACTCCCGGGACTATAATAAGTTAATCCAAATTGTTGTTTGTTGTCCCTTACATATCCACATTCTTTAATTTCGTTAATACGATTACCAATAGTTCTTATTCCATGTTTTAAATATTCAACATACATTCTTTTTTCTAATTTCATTCAATCTCCTCCACTCTAGTAATAGTAACTTCAGTTCTAGGATTTTCTTTATCGAATCTAACTCTTGAACCATCAGTACTTTCAATTATTTTATAATCATCATCCTTTAAAACTCCACCTTTAACTAATGTATCGTGAAGAGCTGAATGAAGATTATTTAAATCAACTGTATGTTTAGTTTTTCTATAATATATTGCTTTAACATTAACTTTCTCACTAATAGGTTCACCCATATGGAAGAATTTAATTAATGGTAGAATTGCTTTTTCATAGTTAGTATACTTCTTACCATTTATTAATCTTAGTTGTTTGAATAACCAATATTGTTTATTTTTGAATATAAGTGGTTTACCAACAGATATGATTATTTTACTATTCTTTTTAGTTATAGGATTAAGAGGAATTGTGAATTTAATTTCATTATTCATAATTTTCAGATCTTTCTATTCCTAATTTAATATCTTCTTGTATACATCTAAGAAAAATATTTGCTTTGACTCCCGGTTGTACAGCATCTGCAAACCTAATAAACGTATTCTTGAATGAGTCTCCTCGTATTCCAAATTCTTCTGCAATTGAATTACAAAAAGTAGTTAAGTCATAAAGGTCAATGTTGAAATGCTCGACTAAATATATAGCGTAATTATAACCTCTTAAATGAATGTGTTTCTTAAAGTTTTTGTAAAAGTATCTTCTAATTTTTTCTTGTTGTTCCATCATTATCCTCCTCAATAGTTTTTTCGTTTTCATAAATAACATTTTTACATAACGGTCTCGAATATTGAGATATATCATTTTCCCAATATTCTACGATTTGTCCTTTATCGTTAAAACTGAAATCGTATGTTGTACCACAATCGTGGCAATACAATATTGTTGTAATATTATCTTTATAAGATATGGTTGTACTTTTGTAGGGTATGCCATCTTTCCTTATTTTTCTTTCTTTAGATACCCACAAGGCTTCTCTTATTGACAATTCGCCCTTACATCTTAAACAATGTATTGTTTTAATTGGTTGTATCCTCCTCTAAAATATATTCACAATACTTAACCTTATCATTGTATCTATTTCTAGTATAAACCCATTTGCTTTCAACAACATAATTCATTCTTATTTGTCTAATGTATTCACTTAATCTAGTACACCCATATAATTCTATCGCTTCCCAAGAAGTAATATGACCATATTTTTTTAAATGGTTCAATATCCTATCTTTCATAATTATTCTTTTCATCTAATCCTCCTCATATTCATTTAGTCCACTACAATCCATTACCATTGGTGGACTTTTGATTAGTTCTTCATTAATATAAACTTCGAATATACTTCTATGATACTTGATACCATACATTTTAACATCAGCATTCCCATCAACTAGATTACAAAACACATACTCACTATATTTTTCTAATTTTTTAATTTTACTCTCATATTTCAATCTCATTAAATAATGTGATTCAGTTAAATCTTCATATCTTTTGATAGATGCAGCTAACTCATTATTCCTCACAATTTCTTCATCATACTTTTGTGTTAAGGCATCATATTTTGAATTTAAATGTAAATAGTTTATATGGTGATACGCGTTTGATGATATCAAAGCAAACATTAGAACTAAGAATACAATCACACTATTTTTCAGATCATTCATCATTTTTTCTTTCTAACACTTCCATATCGTAATTTGATTCAATAAATTTAATACATAAACTTCTATTACAATTATTCCCTAAGTGTGTATATATTTCACTCAAATCGTCTTTGTTGAAATTAGTTCCTAGAAATTTATTAAGACCATCTCTATGATATTTGTGGGAATGATTAGTGCCACCTTTATGTGAAGGTCTTGATACCCATTCTAGCACCTTGCATTTAAGTTCTAATTCATTTTCAATATTATGTAATATAAAATAAGAATTAATTCTAGGCAACACTATAAACTCATCTCGTGAATTAATAAACGATTGAGGAAAACAATCTCTTAAATCATATACTAAATTTTTATGTATTTTTAATTCTAAATCTCTAACTAATTTTTTCATCTCTATTCTCCTTATTTGTATTTTTTATTTAAAAACAATAATCTCAAGCTCATTAACTTTTGAATCGTCTAAATACCAATTCCACCAATAAGTAACTTCTGTTTTTAAATTTTCAAGTTGCATATTATATTGTGTTATAGTTTTTACTAAATTAATTTTCTCAAGATCTGAAATATCTTCGTTTTTAATTGATTCTTCAATAACCATTTTTGAATTGTTCCAATTTCTAATACGCATATCATATTTTTTTTGATGGATATCTTTACCTATAAAACCACCTAACAACGTGCATAAAATCAATAAGAATAAACCTACTCCTTTGAATAACAATTCCAAGTAATAACTATTATCTCCTATGGCGAAAAATACTATCAAAATTATTAAACCTGCCATTAATCCTAAAAATAAACCTAAAATCATAATTAAATCCTCCTTATAGTCTTTCAATTAAATTATTAATCATTTCTCCAACAGACATTTCATTTACAATATCAGGTGATACACCAAGTACATTAATGAAATAACTTTTAAGTTGTTCAACTTGTTCTTTTGTAAATGTAACTTCCATTTAATCCCCCTCCAAACATTCATTTATTTTTTGTTTCAATAGTTTCAAACATTCTTCACAAAGTGTCATTGACATAAATTGATTACTATTTTTTGAACTTACACTTAACTTATATAGAACATAATTATGTTTATTTTTCATAACATCACTAATATAATTCAATTTTGAACATTGATTGCAACTACCGATATTGATTTTCTCTTCATTTATTTTAATTGCCATTTATTCTTTCTCCTCATATTTAAATAAATTTTTAAAGATGTAGTACATAATATCTACTATTATGCTATTTCCAAATAATTTGAATAAAACACTATCACTAAATCCAATCTCAATTAACTTATCAATATCTTCATCACTCACACCCATTAATCTACCAGCTTCTTTAGGTGTTAACTTTCTAATTTTTAATGGTTCTTCTTCTTTTACAATAAAGCTGCTACTTGTTGTAGTTCCATTTAAAGTAGGACATTTTTCTTTGAATACTCTATTACCCTTGTTATATCCATTAGGGAAAGAAATATCAGCCACATCTCCTACATTAAATTCATCTACAATATCACTATCAACATATCGTTTGATGTTCCCATCTTGAGTAATCATATCAGCTTGAACTTTAGTGAATGTACTTTTACGTTCAAAATAATCATCGATGCTTTTATCAACATCGTATGAGTTAACAATAAAGTTATCGTTTGCTTGTGAACCACCACTTGTAGTAACAGTACCAGCTACACTATCACAATCTAAATCGTGCAAATTATTAGTTGCATTAATATGATGTGAACCTTGTTTAGTTCTTGACATAATATAATCAATCATTGCATCACTCAAATAATATTTTTCATCTACATCTTCTTCAACAAAATCTTTTAGTTTCAATTCTAAATCAAAAGGTTTTGGTTCGTTATAATAATGACCATCAAAATATTCTTTATCTATTAACAACAAGAATACTCTATTTCTAGTTTGAGGTATACTATAATCAGATCCTTTTAAAGTCATAGGGATTACCTCGTATTCAAGTTTTTCTAACTCTTGTTTAAATTGTTTGAACATACCTATATGTTTTTTATCTATAATTCCAGTAACATTTTCAAATAGACCAAACAAAGGTTTTTTATTATGTTCTTTTAATTCTTTTAACACTCTAACACTTTCAAAAGTCAAACTACCTTTAAGACTATCAAAGCCACCACGATTACCACCTATTGAGAACTCTTGACAAGGTGTAGAAAATGTAAACAATTGTACATAAGGTAAATCCTCACCTTTAACATTGAACACATTAACTTTATTTTTTGTTAGATGATGTGCTAAGTATAATTGTTTTAACTTTTGTTCTTTCAACCTCTTAATGTTAACTTCCTTTTCATTCTTCCAATATCCAAAAGGGATTAAAAATTCTTGCATCTCTTCTTTAGTTGGGAACTTAAACTTCTTCATCACATCTAGTAAATGATGATGCAATGTTGCGTGTGCAATTGTAGCTTCCATATCAATTTCAACAATATAACTTCTTGATACATTCATACCCAACTTTTTAATTGCTAACATTTGGCTACCATAACCACTAAATAATTCTCCAATAGCAATATTGTCTTCCCAATGCGTTAAAGGTTCGTTCATCATCTCGAAAATATTAAGTTGTTCCACTATATCTCTCCTTTCATATATATTGTTTATTTGTCATAATGTTTCAATCTTGCTCTATGGTTTAATTCAGAAAAACCTATCCCAAAGAATTTACAATATTTAATTAACTTAGCATCTTTAGGAAACCTTTGACCACATTCCCATTTCTCAACTGCAGATTTAGATACTCCTAATTTAATTGCTAATTCTTTTTGTGTTAAGTCTTTCTCAACTCTTAACCTTTTAAATACATTCATTTAATCACCTCCTTGCACATTATCGCACATTTGTTTTAATAAAAAAGTTGCCCTCCAACAACCAAGAAGAGGGCAATGGTCTTTAGCGACCGACTCTATTTGTGATATTGAGAACTATATCCTACAAATAGTTAGGAAAGATTCGCTCTCTTTTATTGTACTAAACTTATTTATTCTTTACAACTATTTTTTTGGTTTAACTGGTGTAACCCAGTCTAGGACATCTTTACTACCAAACTTAATTGCTAAGTTGAAACCTAGTTTGTCTGCAAAAATTTGTGCATCTCTCATACAATCTTCTTCTAATTTGTATGCACCTAATTGAATGTAAAAATATTCATCTTCTTTTAACTTAGGTTTTTCTTCTAAATATTCTACAACTAAACTCAAAAATCTTTTCCAACCCAGATCTAAAGTTCTATGAGGGCAATACTTCCCACTATGGACTTCGTGCGTATACACTTTGCCAATTCCCCAACCATATTGTTTTAATTTCATTGCAGTTAATTTTGCAGCATTTCTTTCAGCTTTAGTAAATCTTATACCACCACTTTTAGAATAACAAATTTCAATACAAATAGTTTTTCTATTCCCAAATCCTTTTACACCATCACCAGCGTGCCAAGCATTTCTATTGTCTGGAATTTTTTGGATTACATCATCATACCCTACATAGTAGTGAGATGATAGATATTTGTCATTCGACTCCATATATTCACTTTCTTGCAATGGTGTAGCATCATTTGCAGTGTTGTGAATAGTTATACCTTGTGGCTTCATTTTGTATTTCGATTTCTTTTTGTACAAATCCTTGTGGATAAAATCTTCAATTATCCTCATTACTTGTCACCACCTAAGCCTTGTTTATATTGCTTGATTAAATTTTCACCATATACAGCTAATCCTGTTACGATGATACCATTCATAATTGCATTAGGAGTTACACCTAATAAAGCAATTGCAAATCCAATTCCAACTACTAACAAAATAACTGGAATTAACTCATTTTTGATGTACTTAGTTCCTTTAACAATTCTTCCTAGTACATACAATACTACTACTAATGATAAGAACTCAACTGGTAAGTTAAATTCCATTAACGAATTTTCTAACATAAAAATCTCTCCTTTTCTTTTTTGTAATTTTATTATAACACATTTACGTTAAAATGTGCGATAAATCCAAGCCATCATTTTCTTTTCTAATGAACGAAAGAGGTTGAGGGTTATATTGACACCAAACAACCAAAAACGTTCATCTGACACTAATTAATTAATTTTTGGAGCTATTCTGGTGTTTCTTTTTACGTTTATAATGTCCTCCACCTAGCAAAATGTACAAAATCAGGTACAAAACACTCAAAAATAAGAACGCATATTCAATTTTCATACTATACCTCATAATATTCTTTAGGAATATCTTTCAATTTAATTTTTAGAATCTTACTAAGTTTACAAAAAGTATGTAACTTCATTTGGCAAACTCCTTTTTCAATTCTTAGGTATTGATGTTCACTAATATTGATTAGAGTTGCTATATCTTTTTGTGTGTATCTCATATTATTTCTTGCATCAATTAGCCATTGTTGTTTCATACTAACCTCCTACCAACTCGAATTATAAAAAACAATTTCGTTATCCCAATCAGTTCCATCTAAAATTTTTTTCAATTGAGAAATAGTATACAAGATATCTTGCAAATACCGTTTGTCATAATCTTGGCTACCAAAGAAGAAACCACTTTCGCTAGGTAATAACTTCTTACATATTTTTTTGTCTAAGTGAATGTTGTCATCACTAACTTCAGATTGTTCTGCAATCTCATTACATATTGATAATAACTTTCTCAAATCATCAGATCTAACTTGATACATTCCACAATCGTCTTCGCCATCTTGAACGTTATCAACGAACCATTTGTGAACTTGATTAGCTTTTCTCCAATAGGCAATCTCATTACATATTGACTTCCAATTGTAATTTTCATCACCTCTTAATAGTATTTTGAAACCTCTAAATTCCTCTCCAACATTTAGTTTTTCAAATTCTTCGTAACCATCTTCTTGATAATAATTGTAAACCTCTTTAAACTCCTTGAAACTTTTATTCGTTCTAACTTTATCTAAATACATATCTAATCCCATACTATTTTTCTCCTTTTTATTTTTATTATTCAAAAATTCTTTCTATGACTTTAATGAAGTATTCAGAAGATGGAGTAAAATTTTCATCTTTCTTAGCTTCGATAAAATCATTTATTATTCTTTGGAAGTATGCCATATCTACACCAGTCAATTGTTCTTCAAGTATAGTGGCATCTAATAAATCCATATCATTCAATTGAAAAGCCATTTTTAAATATTGACCTGCATCTATCCTAAAGTCTCTCAAGATAAATTTCTTTGCTCTAAATATACTTGCTAGAGGATATCTACTACCTCTATAAATTAAAGTCTTTGATAACAAACATTCTAGTGCTTCAGTATTAGTATAGAGTTTAGAGTCTTCACTTAACCAATAATTAGTTGCGTGAACAAAATCAAAGTTCTTATGAATTTCGGTATGGTCACCATAGAACCTAGTAATTATTTGAATTTTATCACTAAGAGTAATTGCATTGGCACTAATGAATTGAACGTGATATTTTTGTTTAGCATACTCTTCAGATATTTCTTGATTACTAACACCATCTTCATTTTCACCCATATCTTCATCTTTTAACATTGAATAAATCTTAACTCTATGTTCATCATATTCAAATGTTGCCTTGAAATTTCTAATGTGCCTACTTGTTACTTTGAAAAAACCTCTACCCTTGATGCGTAAATCTTGCAATTCACCATTAATATGGTACATTGCATCATCATAATTTAAGACTACTAGGTTAGTACTCTTTTTTCTATTAGATTCTTCGACATAATATTTAGCCACAGCTTCAACAGTTTCTTTGTTAGTGAAATACAGATCATAATCATTGACTGGTTCTTGTAAGAACATTGAAGCAATAGAACCACCAGTTATGATAGTATTCTTTTCAACTAACTTTTTGACATTTTCATCAGTGATGCTTTCTTTCCAATCAGTAAATGCTTTATTCAATTCTTTTTTAATAGTTTTAGTTTTCAAATTCTTTACCCTCCAATTCAACCATTAACTTACCTATAAATACTCCATCTACTATCATCAACGCTAACAAGATTAATTTGCTAGTGATGAACAATTTTAAATCTTGTACTTCTGCAGAAATTAATACTAACATAAATAATTCTAGTGCTACTAAAAACATTATAAGTAATTCTTTCAATTTAGTTTTCATCAATTATCCTCCATATATTATTTTATAACCTAATTCAGTTTCAATTTCTTTTTTAGTCATTGGTATAACTAATTCAAAAACTTCATCTTTAATTAACTCGAATACAACATCAGGCATCAATGCAATAAGATTTGCACCATTTAATGGTTTGTATTTATTATAAATTAATACCTCCCTATTGTGGTAATCTCTAGCATTAACTAAAATACAAAACTCACCAATATTTTTATCATCTTCAAAGACATATTCATAGACACCTTTAGTGTCCTTTACTTCACCAAATCCATAACGCTTTAAATCTTGTAAATTATAATCACTATTAACTCTTATCATTTGTTTTTTCTCCTTTTCTTTTTAGAATTTCTTTTTGGTACGAACCTAGCACTACCACTAGGTTCTTTTTTATAACTAAGACTTGCATTACTATATGGATTATTATTCATACCCATAGCAATTGCCATCAACATACCTAATTTATTTTTACCCATACTACAACTCACTATAATATTCGTGACCAAACATTTTTTTACAACTATCACATAATTCATCTTTCGAGTCTAAAGTGATTGTATATTGATGTTTACAATATTTGCATTGATGCACTTTAATTCTTTCATCTAGTGGTTCAATAGATGCACCTTTAGGTAAATTAAATACGTTACCTTTCATATCCATAATAACTACTCTAGTACGATTAACCTTACACAAGATGTATTTCTCATTTTTGAATAAGAACGTATCTCCAATTCTCATATCTTCAAAGCTATCACCCTTAAATTCTTTTTCATACAACGCAACTTTATCCATAGCCATTGCATCTAATTCTTTCATTTCTCTGATCTGAGTTTTTATAAACCCATTTCTTTTGTATGAGAACATAACCATCTTAGTTCGTTTATTCTCAATGAATACATATTTTTCTCCAACTTCATTTAACACTACTTGACCTTTTTTCATAATGTAATCTCCTTTTCATTTATTCCATTGCATATTTTATCAATCAAACTTCTTATACCATTAAAGCTAGAGTCACTCAATAACTCTAGGAATATATTAACTCTTGTCATTTCCCACCAACATCTATTTGGGTAGTGTTTCTCAATAACATCTTGCATACTAATTTCTAAAGCCTTGATACTTCCACCATTTATAGAAGCAATCACTAAATCTTTTTTTAAGCTATTAGCCATAACTCTAATCCTCTCTTTCTTTGTTTTTGATTATGATGCATCTACTTATATCTTTAGGTGCTTCAACTTCAACACCATACTTCTCTATTAATTCATTTAATCTTTCACACAAAGTTTTAATCTCTTCAATATCTTCTAGTGAATAACTAATAACGTGACTATTATAATCTTCAAAATCAACACTATCTTTATTCATTCCACTAGTATAATATTTAACGTGGATATATCTATCAATTCCTTTTTCATACATTTCTGCACTATGGCAAGTATTACAACATTTGGTACTAGTTGTTGCACTATCTAAATTAAATTCTTTCTTAATCTTTCTAAACGCATTACTCAATTCTCTTTTGGTTAACATTTTTAAATCCTCCCATTATATTTTTTTAAAGTTTAATTAACTTTTAGATAGATTTTAATATAAGTGTATTGTTATCGCCTTACTATTAAAACCTATTTAAAAGGCAATTAAGCCTTAGCAATCCTTAAAATCTTACTTTTCTACTAAATCTATTGATGTAATTACCATTAGTCAATATATCTCTTAGTTTATAACTATTGCTTTCTTCAAATTCTTTTAACTTATCTATCAAGTTATTATATTCTTTGCACTTATCCTCAATAACAATTAACTCTTGATTAAGTTTGTCAATATCTCTATATTTTTTATCTAGTGTTTGGTTCAAAACTTTCAAATACTCTTCATTACTAAATGCTTTCCCACCATCAATATGTTCAAAGTTATAGAATGTAAGTTCAATCTTCACTATACTATTTTTATCACTATAATATATTTCCCAATTTGAACCATAGTAAGATTGATGAAACCTTAGATACCTACTTTCACCAATAAACTTATTCATATGCGTTTCTATTCTTTTAGTTAACTTCTTACCATCATACTTAGATACATCAATCTTGATTAACTCTTGAAGCAATACGCATTGACTATTAAGTTCGTCAATCTCTTTTACTAAACCTTGCTTAACTTCATTAATATTCATACTCTTAACATCTCCTTTTTTATTTAGATTTTAAAACAAACTAAAGAGTATTAGAGTTAATACCCTTTTATTCATATTAAAATTATTCCTGACGTAGATAGTCCAACAGATCCTCAAGACTATCATAACCCTCACCAATCGTACTACAACCAACATTAGTACAACATAACTCATAGTATTTATCATCTTCACCACTTAAACCAATACTACTATGTTGCCATTCACCATTTTTATCTAGGTGTTCAAAGTCACCTATACCCTTAAATTTTTCTTTCATAACTCTTTCTCCTCGTCTTCATAATGGTTAGTATCTAAGATACAACCACATTCTTCACAATAAAATTCATCATAATCCAAATCAATTGTTATATCAATTTGGCAATGGTAACACTTAACATCTAATTTCATATCATTATCTCCTTAAATATTTTCAACATTAAACATATGATAATGCTTACTATCTTTAGTGACCTTAGTTATCTTAGAGTTGTAACTACCCTCGATATCTTTTCTAACATCACTCATTTTAGCTTTACAATTAGCAAAGTTGTATGCCTGATTAGTCACTCTATTGATAGCAATTTTACCATTGTAAATACTATAATTATTTCTTCTGGTAGTGATTAGATATAATGTATCTTTATCCAACCCTTTAACATACTCTCTACTAATACCATAAATATCTTTAGCCATTTGTATCCACCTCATTCATCATATTTTTAAAGCAATCGTATATGTCATCAAGATTGATAATATAACCTTGTATTTCAATCCACGCATAATCTACATAAGGTTTATCAAGATATGGATTAAACTCACTATAAAATACATATGACAATAATTCTTTTAATGCTATGTGATAATCAGTTAACATACTACCATTTGCAATCCAAACTTGTTTAAAATCTTCATCTTCTAGTAAAAAAGTATATAATTCTTTTTCAATTTCTTTTACTTGCTTTTCATTCATACTTAATTCTCCTATTTATTATAATTAACAACAACGCATAACTAACGTTCTACTTTAGTCCATATGAAGCAATAACCCATAGAGTAGTACTTAACATCATCTATAATGCTAGGCTCACTAATATAAGTATCTTCTTCATCTTCTTCATCTCCATAATCTTTATCCCAGATTTTGAATATATCTTTATCTTTATCATAAGTTACTAAATCATAATTTAATTGATAATTCCAATCTTTCATAATTTCTAGCATAACCTCATATGTGAATAATGGACATTCCCAACCATTCCAATGTTGACCATATGTCATACCTTTAAAGCTATTATCTTCATCATCAATACATACTTCTATTGGTTTAAGAGGTGCATCTTTATAAATGACCTCTATAATATCATTATGTCTATCCATTATTTCTTTAGTTCGCTCAACTCTATTAACACTATCATTAGCAAAGTCATATTTATAATCTTTGCCATTACTAGCATTAGTTACAACTCTAATCTCTAACATCAAATCATCTCCTTATATTTAGTAACAACAACGCACCATTAACAATCTACTTATATGCCACTCTAGTGAGTACATCCATAACAAGTGCCATATCACTATTACAAGTTACATTAATCTCATACTTAGCACCATTGTCACAATAGATTGTTACATATTCACCAATACTATTATCTTCATACTTTAAACCTTTATACCACTTCTTGTTGATTGTTAATAATTCATTTAAATTTATTATCGTTTTAATTCTTTCGTTTCTTAATTCACCAATTATTGTTACTTCATTCTCATTAATCGTCATTCCTTTTAATTCTTGCATCTTAATTCCTCCTATTTTTTAGTTTGAAATCCTTAATACTATGTATTAGGAAATCGTTAGTAATTTTTAATACCTCACAACAAGGACTAAATAGGGTGAATAATTTAGTCCTCGTAATCAAATATTTAAAATTTTACACACTCATTCTAATCATTAACACCACCAACAATAAGATACCAACAAATATTGTATCTCTCAGAAATATATAGCTACCTTTCTTGTTCATATTAATATAAGTCCATAATCATTTTACTAAATTCAACACCACTAACTAACTTAATGTCACCATCTTTAACCATCTTATGCAACTCTTTAGTACTCTCACATTCAAAGAATATAGTTGTATACTTAGTAGTAGTGGCACTATACTTATAATAATCTTCATTGATAATCTTAGTATTATCGAAAGTATTAAATATTGCTATCGTACTTTCATAACTTTGAAAGATGTAAGTAGAACCAATACTTATTTCGAATTGGTTCGCTACCTTGTTACCATTTGGACTTTTCAAATTGCTTACTTTAATCATAATCATATCTCCTTTAGTTTATTTTCATTGCTTAAAAGTAGTAATGACCATACCCACAAAGTGAATGCGTTATTATTATAACCTCATTACATAACCTTTAAGCAACCAACAAACTTGCGTTAGTTGCTACGATTTCCATATCTTGATTGTAACTAAAGATAAACTAGTTTTGATAGTGTGAGGGTATATCAACCCATTTTCAAAGCCATAATATATATGATTAATTATCGTGATGCTAACTTTTATAATCACTATATAGTATGATGCTTTATCTAGTTTCACACTAAAGGCATACTAACTTGTATTGCTTTCTACCTTATATACGTTTATCTTGTTAGGACTCTCGCCACCTTATGGTGCTTATGTATAGTTAAGAACTCCATAATAACTATATAATTATGTTTTGCTTATTACCTTGTTTACTTATTCAAGACTTAGTCTATTATAATACTTGAGTCTCTAGCGACTCTAGATGCTTGAATTTTCAATCCCTTTCGCTTTGTCTTAGTATATGATATGCACTTGATTTCCAAATGATACCAATTAACTAGAATTAATTAATAATATATATGAGACTTGTTAACCTCTTTGCTTGATTGCTTAAGGTGTCTCTCTTGCTACACCAATAATTTACCATACAACTAACATTTATGTGAACCCTTAACTTCCATTTGTGTTAGAAAGTTTATACCAGAATGAACCTTAAAACTATTTTTTTGCTATATATAATAGGGTTGTGTTGCCTTTGGTGTGTTTTATGAGTCATTAGATAATAAAAAAAGATACCCCCCATACAGAAAAAGCAAACGTTTGTTCGATAAGTGAGGTGGTAGTGGGGAACTGAGCTGCTTATAATATATAATTGGTACACTCGCCCTATTTTCACTAAAATTAACCCTTACTTAAACATTAAAATAACATTAAAGCATTTGATTAACTCATTATTAAGTCATATAATAAAGAAAAATAATAAAAAAGAAATGGGGTAAACGTATGGCTGCTATAAGGTTAGAAGTAGAAAGTCCAAAGAAGATAGTGTCTGGGATATATAAATGGACCAATAATAAAAATGGGAAAGTATATATAGGAAAGGCCGAACACCTCTTAAAACGTAGAAAAAGGCATTTAACACTATATAAAATGTATAATAAGAATAAAGTAGAACTAGAGGAAAGTAAGACGAACAAACGTTTGTATAATGCAATGATAGAAGATGGAGTAATGAATTTCAAGTTTGAGATAATAGAGAGATGTGAGAATGCAGATTTAGATCTGAGAGAAGATTATTGGATTTGTGAATATAACTCAATCGAAGATGGATATAATATGATTGAAGCTCAAAATACGTTTGAATAACAAGAATCGCAAAATTGGATTTGTCGCTTTGGCTTCGCCAAGTTTAGATGTAGTACCCTGTGCTGGTGGTAGTAGGTGCGTTGTTGTTTATACAAATATGCTTGAAACTATTGTGTACTGATATCGACTATGATATAATTAATACGAGATAGAAAACCCCCCTTTCTATCTCATAAATTGGGGTGGTTCTGGGAACAAATGAGCTTCCAAACCTTACAAGAAGAGTTCGATTCTCTTCGCCCCGGCCATTGCTGGATTAGTATAATTGGCATTACGACTGAATTGTAATCAGTAAGATGTAGGTTCGAGTCCTATGTCCAGCACCATAATAAAACATAAGGGAGGTATAATATGGAAACTATGAATAAAGTTGAATTTAATTTAGAAGAAGATATAACAACTGAAGATATGGAATCAACACCAATTGCTAGAAATTTCAAAAGACCTATGACTGCAGAAATAGAATTACACTTACAAGTTGGTCTTAGCAATAGATTATATACTAAAGTTAATTGTGAAGTTAAAAACGTTATGGAATTAAAAGCAATCATAAACGAAATTAAATCATTGTAACAAAAACGGAAAGACTATTAATTTAGTCTTTTTTTATGTATATAATTAATCCCTTTTACATATAATTAGATATAGAAAGGAAAGATATTATGATAAAGAAAATAGGTTTTATAATCTTCTTATGTATTGCAATATTATTTGTAAATAGTTTGAATCCATTTAAGTCACCTCTTAGTTATTTCGAAAAGGAAGAAGAGATTATTAAAAAGGTTATTTTAGTTGAAGAAGAACTATCGTTACAAGGAGAAGTAATAGTTAATAAAGGAATAATGGTATATGAAAAGAATATAGTGAGTGATAGTGTATTACCATTTGATAGGAGTGAATTAGATGTTAGGATAACGTATCAATTTATAATTACTTATAAATTAGAAAATATAACTGTAATTAAAGTTGGGCCCGAATGTTTTGTAACTCTTCCAGATCAATTTTATAAGTTACAACCTATTCAAGTAGATGAAAAGTTTATGGAAGATAGAGAAGTGTTTGGTGTTAAGTTTGATAAAAGTGATTTTGAAACTATATTATATTTAGGTAGAGAAGATACTATACAAAAAATTGCAATGTTAGATACGAAGCCTTATCGAGCTGCAGTAGAAGAAAATATAGAATTACTATTACAAAAGTTCGGAGTTACAAAGATTAATTATGATTGGAAATAATTATGAGGTATTGTTCTTGTAAATGTTGTTGTTGTATGATAAGATAAAGATGTATTATACATATACCTTTATTCTTATTTTATATATCTCCTATGACTTGCCTAGAATTAATTTTCTAGGTTTTTCTGTGTTTAAATATAACTTTTCACATAAAGAAAACCATCCAGTTCAATGGATGGCTTTCAAACAGAAAGAAAAATACACATAAAGGGGTAACTAGTATGACTACTAGATTACATACTTATTATAACTCTAAAACTATTGTTAGTAAAGAAGAATTTATTTTTAACTATATAAATGATATACTTTATATATGAAAGGGCTATGGTATAATTATAAAAGAGGTGATGATATGGCTAATTATTGTGACAAACCTTGCAAATATTTTGTAGAAAATGAATGTAACCATCCTGATTTCAAAAGGAATAAAATCTTTTTAGAAGAAGATGGAAAGAAATGTGGTGGTTTTACTCCTATCAAGGGATTGAATGATAAGACTGCTTTACAAAGAGCAAGGAACTTAATTAAAAAAGAAGAAAGAAAAGAAGAAATGTTACAAAAGAAAGAAGAAGAAAAGGCTAAATATGAATTAACAATTCAAAAAATTAAAGAAGATGGATTTGATGCAAAAGATGGTTTTAATTACTTTTTCGATTTATCTTCAATAGAACAATATTATGTATGGGAAACTTTAGTTAAAAAAAGAAAGCCTTTAAATGTAATGCGTGAAGTAAATCAAGAATTAGGTAAAAGTTGTGAAGCCACAAATGTTAGAGCAAAGATTAGAAGATGGTCTATGCGACCAAACATTATGAAAGCAACTGGAGAAATAACTAATATTATTGCTAAGAAATCTAAACAAAAATTAGATTTAATAGTTGATGAAATGGTAGATAAAGTTGCTGAAGCTGTTGGTAATATTGATATCGAACATACTATGCCTGAAGATGTTATTAGAATGGGTAAAGATGTATTAGATATGAGAAATAAGATACAAGATAAAAATGCTGCTATTAATATACAAGATAGTGTATTAGTATTCGGTGATGGTTCATCATTTGGAGATATTTATAAAAAGAACTCTTATGATTTACCAACCGAAGTTATTGAAGCAGATTTTGAGGAAAGGTGATAAGTATGGGAAATGGAAATGAAAATTTAAATAAAGAGTTTGCAGAAAAGACTAGTATATTAACTCAAGAACAAGTTACTAGTCCAACTGGATTAAATAACTTTTTTGTAAGTGTATTAAAAGATAGTACATTTAATTATGAACCACAAGATAAGATTTATACTCCTACTGAACAACTAATAGATAACTATGCACAAGCAAGAACTGTTGAGTTACAGTTCCAAAAAGATTATGGTTATTCTGATACTGATATGGCTATCTTTAGATATCAACAAGATAACTTTGCTAAGTTTCAACAACAAGGTTATAAAATGGATACAAACGAGTATCAAACTGCTATATCTGCTTATCAAATAGATAATCAAGCATTTCATAATTTAAGTAATAATTATAATTACTTTGCAACTGCTGGGGATAATGACCCGTTTGTTGAATTAACTAATCGTTATATGAATGATTTAAATGGATTAACTGATGAAGAATTTAATGAATGGTATAGTAAATTAAGTCCACTTCAAAAATACCAATTAGAAGCATCTGGATTTGGTGATACTCAAAAGATTAAAAATACTTTAATTGGTGCAGATTTAAAACGTGCTGCAGATGATGGTGATGTTGAAAAGGTAGATGATTTTTTTGGAGAACACGCAAAAACTGGTATAGCTAGTATTGCTATTGCTGGTATCTTAACTCCTGAACCTCTTACTACTATTGGTGGATTAATAACTTTAGGTGTAGCTGGTATTGGTGGTTTTCTAGGTTCAATAGGATTAGAAAAGGCCGCAGAAGAAGAAATACCAGTATTAAAAGATATGGATAATGCAGTTAAACATTTAAGAAATGCATTATTCAATACTACTATTGGCTCGATTGCAGGAACAATTGATATGGGTGGAACTTTAATTAGTTATGCTACAACTGGAATATATAATACAATTACTGGTCAAGATATAGATACTAAAGATAGTTATATTTATAAACCATTTGATTTTGCAAGTGGATTAATTGATGGTCTTAATGAAAGTCTTCAAACTAAAGATGTAAAAGAATATTCAGGACTTGAAAAAGTATTTTATCAAGGTATACCTCAAGTTATGGGTTCTATTTCGGGTTATATGTTTTTAGGTAGTGCTATGGCTAAAATCCCGGGTATGTCTGGTGAAGTTAAAATGGGTAATTCATTTGTCAATGCATTATTAGGTGGTAGTAAGGCCGAACTTGCAACTAGAACAATGATTTCAATGAGTGAGGGTAATGATGTATTTAACAATGCTAAAGCACAAGGAATAGATGATAATAAAGCAATAACTGGTGCATTAATGAGTATGGGTGGAAACTGGGCATTGTTAGCTGGTACTGGTGCTATTCCGGGTAAAGTTACTCGTGGAACTAATAAAACATTTGGTAATTTAAATGCAACACAATTATTAAAAACTATTAGTGCTGATGCAGCTCTAGAGGGTATAGAAGAGGTAGGACAATTATTAATTAGTGATATTGCTAATATAACTACTGGCTCTCAACAAGAGTTTACTGAAGCACAACAATATATAGAAACTGGTCTATATGGTATGTTTGGTGGTATGTTTGGTGGAGGTATTGAAACATTTAATGTATCTAAAACAATAAATAAAACATATGACCAGATCTTACAAGACCAACCAATAGGTAATCAAGTTAGTATTGAACAAATTAAAAATGAATATATTGCTAAAGGTGATAGTCAAATACAAGCAAAAGATAAAGCAATTAACTTTGTTTTAGAAAATGGTATTGATAATCAAGTAGCAGCTAAACTTTATAGGAACTTACTATTTACTGCTGGTGAGGGTTTTGTTGAGGGTTATAAAGTATTCGAAGATTATAAAACAAAAGTGGACCAACTAGCAAAAGAGAACTTTGAAAAAGAAGGTAAAACTCCTAATGCTAAAGAACTTGAAGCAGAAGTAATTAAAATAATTAGTAATGATTATTCACAAGATACTTTCTATAAAATGGCAGATGAACAAAATAAAGAATTAATCAATAAGATTGATTTACAAAATCAAGAAAAACTAGAAAGTATATCTGTTAATGATAGAGTTGATTTAATAAATGAAACTAGAACTGTTTTAAATAATATAGTTAGAGATGAAAATGTTGCAGATTGGAATGGAGAAAAATTCGATTCTCCTAAACGTTATGGACTCCAAAAAATAAAAGGTGAAATAGTAAGTTCTACATTTGATAAGAAACATAATAAGTTCAATATATTAAAACGTATGAATAACTATAATATTACTCCAACAGACTTTACAATGATGCAACAACGTGAAGAGGGTTCTTGGGTTGATAGTACACAAGTTAGAAATATGAATAATGAGATTACTAATATTAAAAAGACTTTAGATGATGTTGTTGGTACTACTAAAAAACGTATTGATAAGTTTAATAAAGAAAATAAGTTAGAATCAAAAGATTATGAATATATGTATGAACAAGGAATCTTGAATAAAGAAGATTATATCTCTTTATTAAAGAAAACTGATTTAGAAACAACAGATCAAGAAATTCAAAATATATTAAATATATCAAATGAAATTGAAAGTTTTTATAACAAATTATCTAAAGTTGATAATGTATTAGATATGGAAAAGGATTATAAAAAGTTACAAAATTTTATTGATAAAACATTTGAAACACAAACTGAATATGATGAATTTATTGAGAAGAATAAAAAGTTTATTAGTAAAAAAGCATTAAGTAGTTTTGAAAACTTCAAACAAACTTTTGAAAATGCTAAGAAAGAACAAGCACTCGAAATAGAAAGAGTCGCTAAAGAAAAGGCTGTTCAAAAGGCCGAAGAGAAACGTTTGGCTAAAGAGAAAGAAGTTGAAAAAGATGCGAGTTTGGAAAAAGAAATCACTAAGAAACAAGAACAAATTAATAAGCTCGAAGAAAAAGAAAAGAAACAAAAACAAAAGATAGTTGAAGAGAAACCTAATACTAAAATTTCTGAAAAAGAGTTTATCGAAAAGACTCAAGATGAAGATAAGAAAAAGGTTATCAAGAAAACTAAGCAACATAAAAGTGTAAAAGTAAGTCAAGTTGCTAATAAAGTTGAAGTAGATGAAAAGGTTAAGAAAGAATTAAATCTTAAAGATAAGATGAATATTATTAAAGATAAGTTCTCATTACCTATTAAAGCTAATACAAAATACTTAAATCAAGTTAGAAGCAATTTAGAACAAAATCCTGATGTGGATAAGTTTGTAGTTGGATATTCAGTTGAACAAGATACATTTAAAATATTACCAGTTGAGACAACTCAAAAGAAAGCAAAGAATGATATTAAAGAAAAACTTAATGGTCCTAAAGATTATAAAACTAAAGTTATTTCAAGGGATAAAATTAATGATGATGTTATTAATGCTAATCCTAAGAATAAGAAACAAGTAAAAGAATCTATTGAAAAGAATGAAGCATTAAGGAAAAGTGAAGTATCTAAAGGGTTTAATAATTCTAATTCAACTAAATTAGATAATCAAATTGATAAAAAGATTAATGAATCTATAAAGGTAACTAAAGAATTAAAACCTAAAAGAGATGATCTGCTTGAAGAAATTAAAGTTAAAGAAGCAAAAGCAAATAAATATAGAAGCGATATAAAAACATATATGGCCGATATTGCTAAAAATGGGCCCGACAAAAATATCGAGTTTAGACTTAACTTTAGTGAAAGTGCATTAAGGAATGTAATAGGAGATATAGACTTATTAAAAGCACAACATAAAGTTGCTAATGAGAAAACTATTGATACTGATATGAGTATTGCTTATGAGAGTGAACAAGGTATTACTCCTAAAGTATTGAAAAAGAATATTAAGAAGATACCGGGTAGAGTTACAAACTTTATTGCTACATTAAATAAAACGTTACCATCTAATGCACAATTAACAGTTGTGTTTGATGAAACATTAGAAAAGAATGAAGCTGGTAAATATGAAAATGGTGTTATTTATTTAAATCCAAATTCTAAAACTCAATTTCTAGATACTGTTACTCACGAACTCTTTCATCATTTAGAAAGAGGAACTAGTAAAGAACTAGATAAGTTTATGAATAGTGTTGAAGATTATTTAACTCAAAAAGGTGTATATGAAGAACAATTAAATTCAATTATGAAAAGATATGTTCCTGTTTACGAAGCTAAAGGTAGAGAGTTTACCGAAGAAAATGCTAGAAGTGAAATAGTTGCTAACTTTGTAAAAGATGAATTATTTAAACAAGAAGCATATACAAGTGGTAAAAAGAAAGGGCAAACTTATTTTGTTAATGATACATTATTAAAAGATATTACTAAAGATAGTAGTGTTGCAAGAAAAGTTTTTATTTGGCTTAATCAAGCTCTAGGTTATTTAAGAAAAAGTCAATTAAGTCCTAATGAAATAAAATTAAGAATAGCATTTGAAGATGCTAAAGACCACTTTGAAAGTTTAGTTAGAAAAGAAAAGGCAATAGTTGAAAAACGTGGCGAAAAGTATTTACTAGAAGTTGATGAAGAAATTGAAACATTCAATGATGCAATTGATTTGGAGAAGAAAAGTAATACAGATCAAATGAAAGAATTAGTAATAGTTAATGCTAAAGCAAGTAAAAAAGAAACAGTTAGCATAACTGAAAAATTAAAGAATTGGTGGAGTGAACATTCTACTAAATATGGAGTTATAGCACATTTAAATTCACTTGTATCTTCTGCAGCTAATGTTTATCAAAACAAATTAAACAAGAATACTAAACAAACACAAGAACTAGTATCTAGAATATTTGGTGGAATGAATGCAGATGATTATGTAACATTCTCAACTTATTTATTAACAAGAAGTATGTTTGAAGATACTCAAAATTATGATATGAAAGATTTACCTTTTGAAGATATTATAAAATTAGAAGATGGTCAAACATATGATGAAGAAGTAGTTAAGATGTTAAAACAACTACAACAAGAGATTGATGCAAGTGAGTTTTTAACTAATAAATTAGATATGTATGATTATGTTAAAGATACAACTGATGCAATGCTAATTGCTAAGAACTGGGAAGTTCGTGGTGAAGATCTGTCTGGTAAATTAAATCGTGCCAATTACTTTAAAAATCAAGTATTAAGAGAATTTGATACATATCAAAAAGATAAAGGTGCATATAAACAAAATGGTAGAATGAAAGGATTTATTGATTTCTACGAGAAAAAAGGTACTAGAAAAGCAATAAATACTGATGTAATTGGATTGTTTGCTTTAACTCATTTGACTGCTAAGAATGAAATAACTGCTTTAGAGTTTGTCGAAGAAGTTAAAACACTAGATGCTAAAAATGAAGTATTAAGTGGAATCGAAGAAGAATTAGTTGATGTTAAAGATAAAGTTATTAAAGATATTGCTAATAGTGAAAATGAAGAAACATTTAAAAGAATGACTTCTATAATTGAAACTATAATATCTAATCCAGAAATACCAAATATTGATAAAGGTATTTTAAGTGCATATCTAGAAAACACTAATATTTATGATGGTACTGAAACTAATATTGTTCAAGAAATAGAAACTATTGTAAGTGATTACAAAGAAAATATTATTAATAGAATCAAATCTTATGCCAAAGATGGTGTATATGACTTGTCTAAGGATTATAGAGATGTTATCAATTACTTCAACGGGAAACAAAGAAGTGTCTCAGAAAAGGATTTAGAGAGGTTTGCAAACTATGTTTATACTAACCCAAATATTCTAAATGGTAAAAACGAAAGTAAACATTTATTATATGCATTCGAAATTCAAAATACATTAAACAACTTAGTTGAAGATGTTGGTTTAGAATATCTTGATGATGTTCAAATGATGATACCTGACGGACACGTTGTTACTGATGGTTATGGGAATATATTAGGACAAAATGCTAATGAGAAACAAGTTGGTAAATTAGGAAGTATGTTCTTGAGTGATTTAGATAATATGGAATTTATGACTAAATCAATTATTAATCAATTAATGTATAACGAAAATGAAACTGGGTATATATTAGATAATCTTAAAGATAATAAATTTATGATATTAGATAATCAAACAGCTAAGATAATTAATGAAATGGTTAATCCAATTAGGTTGCCTGATAATGCTCTTAGAAAATTAACTAAAGTATTCAAACGTGGTGCATTATTTAGTCCTGAAAATATTATGAGATTTACTAAGAATGCAATTGGTATGGACTTCTATCGTATTGCTTTAGAAAATCCACCTGCAGTATTAAGTGTTCCAGATGCATTTGGTTATGTTATGGAAAGATATACTGGTAAAGTTTCTAAGAAGATATCACCTGAAAGAAAAGCAGAATTAAATTCATTATGGAATGTATTTGAAGATGTTTATGGTGGTGGAGAAATCTCATTCGAATTAGAAACTATGGGTAAAGATTTAGTGCCAGAACTTCATAAAGAATTAGAAGTAATGACTAAAAACTTAACTGGAGAAAAAGATTTAAAAACAATTGGTGGAGTTGCAAATAAAGTATTCAAAAAAATGTTTGATTCTACTAAAAACTTTTCAAATCATAGAGAAGCTATCTTGCGTTTTGCTTATATGCTTGATGCAGTTAAAAGAGTTGAAAGTGGAACTGGATTAAATTATGGTGCATCTAATAAAAAAGAAATTAGTGCTTTAATGCAAGAAGCCAATAAGTTTGAGGGTAATAAAAAGAAAGAAGTTCAATTAAGAGCATTAGCTTTAATGGCAAACCAAAACTTTATTAACTATTCTGAGAGTTCTAAATTTACTATGAAAATGTCTCAAGGTGGAGTACCTTTCGTTGCTTTCCAAGAGGGTAACTTAAAACTACATTATAGACAATTAAATAATATATTTAGTGATATGTTTAGTAGACAATCATCTATGAGAAGAAGAATAGGTGGTGCTTCAAGAGGTGCTGCTGCAATGATGATTATGTCTAATATTGCACAAACTGGTTGGAACTTATTAGCAAGAGCATTAGGTATTGCTCCAGAAGATGAAGAAATACCTGAATACTTAAAAACATTAAGTTATACAATACCGGGAACAGATATAAATATAGATGGTTATACATTAATGCCAACTCCATTTGGTTCTATTATTTTAAATAAAGCAAATGGTATGCTTGAATTATTAGATTATTTACCTTTCTCAAATGAAGCAAAAGGAACACCACCAGTAGAACACATATTAAATAAAGGTATTTCTATGGCTAATCCATTTTATAAAATGCCATTAGAATTAATGCAAGGTGTTAATTATTATGGTGCTGTACCAGCTCCTATTGATAAACAATGGAATATGTTAGACCACGCAATTGAAAAAGTTGGTAATACATTAGGGTTTGGTAAAACTACTCAAAGTGCAATTAATGTTGCAAAAGGTGTGCCAACTAAATATCACGAAAGTGCTAATTCAGTTCCAGAAGCATTATTACATTTTGGTATAGGTACTGCATCAGGAATATTTGATAATTCATTTAAACGAATTTCAAGTGGAGAAAAAACTTCATATACTACAATGATAAGTAAACAATATGATTACTTAGGAGATGTACTAGATAGACCTGACTATGGAACAATTGTTGGTAGTGAGAAAACTGAAAATGCTAGATTAAAAGATGCAATTAAAAAAGGTTTCAAATTTGGTGACAATGAATATATGATGCGAAATATGGTCCAATTAATTACTAATCTTGAAGAAGATGGTAAAACTTCAAAACAGATCAAGAATGAAGTTAAACAAACATTGAAACAAAGTTTGTCTATAACTGGTAAGATACCTCAAAAAAATATGGACCATTATTTGAATGAATATTTAAATGAAACTGAAAAACACTTATTCCTAGAAGCAATGGAATATGAGAAACGTATGTTTGGTGAGTTCTATGGGTTAATTTATGATTAACCCTTTCACCTCTTTATGAAAGGAGTGAGTATATGAGTGTGGTTCTTAATTTTACGCCATTTGAAAGACAAGAAGAATTTTTAGTATCAACTGAAAAAAGAATACTTTATGGAGGTAGTGCTGGTGGTGGTAAATCTGCAGCACTAGTTATGAAAGCGTTTTTATATGCTTCTACTTTTAAAGGAGCTCACGTTGGATTATTTCGTGAAAGTATTAAACAAGCAAAAGAAAGTTTGTATTATAAATGGTTAGAGTTTATTCCAGAAAAAGATCCGAAAACAGGAAGACGTATTTGGACTTGGAGAGCAAGTGAAAACCAATTTATAATTGAAGCAACTGGAAGTCGTGTATCATTGAATTATATGGAGAGTTATGGAGATGCCCAAAAATATCAAGGGGTTGAATTTGATGTTATTGGTATAGACGAATTAACAAAACACGATAAAATGACCATAGATTTCATTATTACTCGTTTAAGAAGTGGTAAAGGTTATCCAACACAATTTCTAGGAACTTCTAATCCGGGTTCTAAAGGACACTTATGGGTTAAAAAATTATTTATTGATGCAACTGATAATGGTACTAAAAGAGTTATTAAGAAAGTTAAAAATAAATTCGGTAAAATTTTACAAACATCATATAGATATATTAAATCAACCTTATATGATAATCCATATTTAGTTGGATCTGATTATGAAGCAACCTTGTTGGAAATGCCAGAACATTTACAAAGAATGTTTTTATATGGGGATTGGGATATTGCAGATGGTCAATTCTTAACTAACTTCCAACCTAAAGAACATATCTATGAACCGGGTGAAATAACTATTGAGTCTCATTGGAAATGTAATTTACATATGGACTGGGGTCATAATGATGCATTCAAAGTAGGGTTCACATTCCACGATGAAGATGGATTTGCATTTACTGATAAAGTTTTACAAGGGAATAGAATGAACTTAGAAGATGTATGTGATGAAATATTAAAAGGTATCTCAACATATGGATTTGATTTGAATATACAAGGAATAGTATTACCACACGATATGTTTAGACAGAAAGATACATATGTTCGTGATGGTAAAGGTGATATTATAGGTTCTACATCTGCAGAAATAGTAGAAACATTAACTGGATTAACAATTTTAAGAGCTCCAACAAGACCCGGAGTTAGAGTTGAGGGTTGGAGAAAAGTACATAGACTTATGTATTTTAATCGAGATAAATTAGAAAAACAATATGAAGAGGGATTAATTGATTTTAAAGATATTAGACCAAAGTGGAGAATTAATAGTCAATGTGTTGAAACAATAGAAGAAATTAAAACTATTGTAACAGACCCGAATAATCCAGAAGATATCCAACCTAATCAAGAAGACCACGGTGTAGATATGATTAGATACTATGCAATCACAGTATTTGATAATGAAACATCAACTAGACCAAAAGAAAAAGAAAATAAAGATTGTATGGCTTATGTAAAGAAACAATTAGAAAATAAAAAAGGTATGCAAGATTTATCTCCTTTATATGGTTAGATTTACAAACAACTCAAAGTATAGTATATTTAATATATAAACAATAAAAAAGAAAAGAGGAAAAATGAATGTTTAAATTAATTTTAACTAAAAGCATTAAAGGTCGCAATGTTAAAAGACGTTGCGAATTATCACAAAGAAGAAAGTTTGCTGATATGGCAATTGCAAAAGATGGTCAAGGTGTAGGTAGATGGTACTTCTTGAGAAAAGAATATCTATTAGATGCAATTAAAAATGCAGATGAAAGTATTAAAGAAGAAATTTTCGAATTGTTAAAAGATGAATTTATTGTTGAAGATTTAGAAGATGAAGATAACTTAGATGATGATGTTTTAGAAGAATTAGAAATTATTAAAAAAGCTACGGAAATTTTAAAAGAAGATGATGAAGATGATGAATTAGAAAGTTTGAATCTAGATGAAATTCCAGTTGAAACAATAATAATTACTGATGAAGAACCAATTGAAGAAGTAGTTGATTTAGATAAAATCAAAGAAGAAGCTAAAGAATTAGGTGTTACAGTTAGAAGTAATTCAACAAAAGAAACTTTAATCAGAAAAATCAAAGAAGCTAAAGGGGAATAATTATGGGATATACTAATTTAATTATAGTTTTTTCAATGGTTCAAATAGTTTTTATCGGTATTATTATAGCAATTATTTACTTCTTCTTAAAAAGAATTGATAAGATTGAAAACGCTTGGCTAGAAGAAAGAGATAAATATATTAGCACTATTTTAGAAAGTGCTTCTAATAATAATATGTTGAATCAATTGAATGAAAGTGCTAAAAATATTAAATTTATTAATGAAGATGAATATTTAAATCAATATAAAAATGAATTAGAATTTGCATATGAAGAATCAAATCCAAAATAGTAGGTGATGAATATGGCTTATGGTACAAATAGTAAAAGAATGAAAGAAAATAAAAGCACAACCAACAATGAGGTTGGTGCTTTTATTAATGATTTGTATAATGAAGCACAAATGAAAGTTAGACCTCAACAATATTCTTGGCTATTACAACTAGCCTATGTATCAGGTGACCAATATAAAACCTTTGATAGTAATAACTTTAAAATAACAGAGTTATCAAAAGCATATGGTTATGAAGAAAGAGAAGTATTTAATAAAATGCGAACTATAAGAAATACTTTCTTAGCTCGTATTACTTTAAATAAACCATTACCGTGGGCTGAACCTAAATCTTTAAAAGATAAAGATAAAAAGGTTGCTAAAATAACTAATGCAGTTATACAAAATGCTTGGGAAACTTTAGAAATAGGTGACAAATATGATACTATTGGTGAATATCTAACTGATTATGGTAGTGCTTTCTTAAAAGTTGGTTGGGATAATACTTTAGGTAAAAAAATTGTAAGTAGAGTCGATGTTTTATTAGATGAATTAGGAAATTCTAATTATTTAAACGAGGATTATAAACAAAAACTTCAACAAGGATTATTATATAAGAAAAGTATTTATGAGGGTGATGTAACAACATCTGTTATATCTCCATTTGAAATCTATGTAGATAATCCAACAAGAAGAAATTTAGAAGAAAGTCCGTGGCTTTTACACGTTAGAGCGTTTCCAAAAGAAGTTGTTAAAAAAGTATATATGTTAGAAGATAGTGATATCAAAGATGAAATTACTAACTCGATAACTTTACAAACTGGTGCAATGAGTTATGGTATCGGTTATTATTCAGGTTCATATGGATATAAAACCAATCAATTGGAAGATGTTGTATCAGTAAAAGAATATTATGAAAGACCTACAAATGATTTCCCAAATGGTAGAATGATTATTTCAGTAGGTGACAAAGTAGTTTATTATGATGAATTACCTTACAATATAGGTAGAGATGGTAAAAAAGATATACCATTCATTAGAATGATTGCAACTCCTGAAACTGGTAACTTTTATGGTGCTACACCTTTAGCAGATCTTAGACCTTTACAAAGAAGATATAATGCTGTTCGTAATAGAGCTGCAGAAGCATTAAATAGAAAAGCAATAGGACAATGGATAGCATATGAGGGTAGTTTACATTCTCAAACTAGAATTACTAATAAACCCGGAAATGTTATTATAGTTAAAAATGGTAAAGCTGCACCAGTTCGTGTTCAAGATAATGCACAAACTGGAGAGTTTAGAGCAGAAAATCAAGACCTTAATCAAGAGTTTTATAGTTTAAGTGGTTTAAATATGATGTCAATTGAGGGTAATATATCAAGTGCTATTCGTAGTGCAACTCAAATGAGTATGTTAACTGAACAAGAAGATAATCGTATTAGATTAACTACAAAGAGTATGGCTAAAGGTATTGAGAAGTGGGCAAAATTCATTATTAGATTATACCAACAATATACTAATGGAAGTAGATTTGTTAAATTTAATGATGGTTGGGAAGATGGAATTGAGTGGGATAAGAATTTAATTAATGATAAAATTGCAATTAAGAATATTAGTCACTTAGCAATTCAACCGGCCCAAAGACAACAAATGATTTTAGACTTAACTAATCTAGGATTATTTAGTGAACAAAACGCTTATGGTGTAGATGGTACTAAAAACTTATTAGAAGCATTAGATTTAAAATATATGGAGTTGGACCATTTAATACCATTCAAAAAAGATTTAGATAAAGTAAAACGTGAAAATAGAAGAATACTTAGTATGCAAGCTATTGTAGTAGATGATTTAGACAATCACGCAATTCATTTAAAAGAACATAGAGAATTAATAATAAGTGAAGAGTGGGAAGATTTTATAAGAGAACTAGCAACTCAAGATTTAGAAAAGGCTAAACAAATAGAACTTATGGCTAGAGAACATATCAAACAACATAAGACACAAATACAAGTTGCACAAATGCAACAAAATATTGCAATGTCTCAATAAATGTCTCAATAAAAACAGTAATTTGACATTTTCAAAAGTCAATGCTATTATTTAAGTAAGTACAATTGAATATAATTGTTTTACTAAAAAAGGGCAGTCAGACCTTATTATAAATGAAGAACCTATTTAGGCAGTCGGAGTTTATTTTAAATAAAGAACCCAAAATTAAGGAGAAAACAATGAAAAATGACCAAAAAATGAAATTAAACATTCAATTGTTTAATGATGGAACAACACCGGAAGCAGGAACTCCTGCCAGTCCAGAGGTACTAAATGGAACTCAACCGAGCAGTCCAGAAGCACCTAAACCAATTTATGACTTTGCTGGAATCAAAGTATCTAGCGAAGACACTTCTGTTGCTAATGCACATAATTCTTATGTTCATTTACAAGGAGAGTACAATAATTTGAAAAATGAAATTAAAGAATTAAGAAGTAAGCAAGTAGAACCTCCTAAACAGGAAACTACTAAAACAGAACAACAAATTCAAAAAGATGCAAGACTTGATTATTTATATAATAAAGCAATGTCTAGTGATTTTGAAACAAGAAAAAATATGGAATATAAAAACTTGGAAAATACTCTAGGTGAAAAATTCAACGAAATTAAACCACTTTTAGATAAGGCTATTGATAATATGCCATTAGATAAAAGAATGGAATTAAATTTAAATGGCTTAGCTAAAGTTGCTTTAGGTGAGATTATGTATTCAGGATTAACAAAAAGTCCAGAACAACAATTACAAACTAATCAACAAATGCAACAAGCAGCTATTAATGATCCGGCAATTAGGCAACAAGTGATTGCAGGTGAATTAAATAAATATGGAAATCAAGAAGGATTGCCTCCTACAATGCCAAATTCTGGTGGTGCAGCTCCAGTTGCACCAAGCAATGGTCCTACTAAAAGTTTTAGAGAAGCAGGGCGAAAAGCGAAACAAGCTAGATTGGATAAACAAAATGTTAGGCAAGGACTTCGTTAAAAAAAGGAGCGAACTTATATGTTAGGCGATGGAGCAAAATTTAACTTACAAGATATTCAAAACTCTCTATACGAATTTTATTTACCTACGTTTAGAGAAAATACGAACAATGATAGTCACTATTTCTTAAATGAATTGAAATCAGTTGGTTATAATAAAATTTCAGGTAAATTTGCTGTTTACGGATTAAGAAAAGGTAAACAGGGTGGTGCTGGTGCAATTGCAGATGGTGCAAATTATAAATCACCAAGTACTACTGGTAAAGAAAGACAAATCGTTAATATGAAAAACTTAACAGTTCAAGGAGCAATTGATTTAAAAACAATTCACGCTGGAACTGATGATGGTGCATTTGAAGATTTATTAGCTGATGAAATGGAAACTGCTTATGAAGCTGCTAAAGATGATATGGCTAGACAAGTAGTTACTGGTGAAGATGGTGTAATTGATAAATTTACAGCCTTTGACCCATTAACTCCGGGTAGTGGAACTCACCCATCTGGATTAACATTACCACTTGCATTAACTACTACAACTCCAAAAACGTTACCAGTTGAAAATACAGATCGTTATGACATCGGTTTAGTTATTGATATTTATACAGCTTCTACTTTAAAAGCAGATAATATTGAAATTGTAGATGTAGACCAAGATTTACAAACAATTAGTGTTGTTAGTACTGTTGATACAACTACTGGTGGTACTTATGCAGTAGCCGAAGGTGATGTATTTGTAACTAATGGTAGTTTCGGAATTGGTATTACTGGTATTGAAGATGCATTAGCAAAAGATGCTAATACTTATCACGGAATTGATAGAACATCTAACAAGTGGTATAAAGCAACTAAACGTGATGGTGGAAATGCTTTATTAACTGAAAGATTTTTAAGAGGTGCTAAAGATAGCGTTGATATTCGTTCAGGAAAACCAATTGATTTACTTACTGCTAGACATTTAGTAGTACAAGGATATGAAGATGAACTACAAGTATTCAAACAATATAATAATGCTGTTCAAGATGGTATGAATGGTGCAGTTACATTAGCTGGTGGTTATTCTTACTTAACATTTGATAATATGCCATTCGTTAAAGATAGATTTATGACTAAGAATAAGTGTTATGGTTTATCAAAACAAACTTGGTTCAAACCAACTTATCAAGAGTGGACTTACGATGATTTCGATGGAAATGTATTCAAGTTTACTGCAAGTCAAAAATATAACTTTAGAATGTATGAGTTCTGTAATATGAATACAGATTCTCCTAGAGCGAACTTTGTAATTAATAACGTTCTTGAAGATGTAGATGCTTAGAACTTAAAAAGGACTTTATAAGTCCTTTTTTTTGTATTTTGGTAAAAGATTATTATTATGATATAATAATATAAGAAAGGGGTTTGATTATGGAATTTACAAAAGAAGACCGAAAATTAATTAAATTCGTACTAAAAAACGAAAAAAATCTAGTGCCTATTTTTAATACACCAAATAAATTACCTCAAAGAGTTAAAGACTTTGATGAAAGTGTATTTATTGTAAGAAATTTAGAGAGAGATAGATATGAAATACACAGTTTAAAAAGTTATTTCCCTAGATTTTATGATTGGACTACACATCAAGCTGATATTTATTTTGACCAATTAGATGAAAGAGTATTGAAATATATGCACAGTAATAGTATCAAGCATAATGGTAAAGAATTATTCATTGAACTCACTAGAGAAAATGACCTTATGCAATCAGAAATGGCTAAAAGGGCTAAAAGGAGAATTAGAAATTCAATTAATGAAGTAATGAGAACTGCTAAAGGGTATAATAACGCATTTTAAAGAAAGGAGTTATACTATGGCTAAATTATCAGAATTAAAAAAGAGTGCAGAATTAACTATAAGAAAAGTTTTGAACAAAGAAAACTTTTTAATTTGGACCAATGAGATGTTACAAGATTTAAGTGAAATTGCTAAACAAGAAGCAGATCTATTAGAAGCACAATTAAATACAACATCTTTTCTATTAGATAGAGATGTGAATGGAGTTATAGAACAATTAGAAGTTGATGGTAATTCAATTCAACTACCTAGTGATTTTATGCAAATAGTAAAGGTTGAAGCTGATATAAGAGATAGAAGATATTTATTTTATCAAAGAAGTTTAGGTGATAGTGAAATAACAACACTTCAAAATCATCCTAATCAAAGACAATTACCACATAATAATGTAAGCAATTTGTATTTCATTGATTATACTTCGAATAAATTAGTTCTTAAATCTAGTTTATTAGATAATACTAACTCTATAAAAGTTAGAATTTATTACTATAAAGAATTACCACCATTTGATGCAACAGATACTAATTTAGATTTAAGTACAACAACATTACCATTTGAAAAACGTTTTCATAAGTTATTGACTTATTATGCTATTAAAAAGTATTATGAAACGTGGCAAGATGAAAATAAAACTATTTTATATGACGGTTTCTATTCAAGAACAAGAGAAGAATTTGATAGTGCTGTTTTAAGAAGACACCAAGAAAACGAACCATCTCAACAATTATTAGAAAGTAGATGGGTTTAGAAAGGAGGATTTACTATGGAAGATTTCTATTTGAATAGTTTTCGTGGAGGATTAGTAACAAACGTTTCTAATGATGCGTTAGCTAATGAGGAATTTCCAATATTAGAAAATGTTGACTTTGATAATCGTGCTTCTTTAATTAGAAGATTAGGTTACAAAAATATTGTTCCAACAATTGAAAGTTTGGAAAGAAAATATCCTTTTCTATCTACAAGTGAAATAGAAAGTAGATATAATGCTAATGTTTTTAATGGTAGGCATCAAGGATATCTAAGATTAATAGGAAGACCATACACTTCAGATGATTTATATGATTTTGGTAATCATTCATTACCTTTATTCAATGCTAGGAAATTTGAAACTAGATTAAGTGCTGTTGATGGAGCGTTATATATTTCTGATATAAAGACAACGGTAGACTCATTTTCATATATTGGAGATGTTAGGCCCGAAAATAATAATCCTCAATTCGATGAAGATAACCCAGCATTAGAACCTATATCTTTTTCAGAAGTATTTCCAGATGGATTTTTAAGAATAAATGCATTAGAAAAAGGTACTAGTTTTGAAGCTCTAAGATATGATATAACAAGAAATATTAAAACTTCATTTGCAGTTATTGAATTTGATATGAGGATAATAAAAACATTACCAGCTAATAGTAGTGGTATATTCTTCTTCTTTTTAGGAGATAATACATTTTACTCACCTATTATTTTTGAGGGTGGTATTGATGCACAAATAGATAATGGTAATGGTAGAATAATAAATATTGGAAATGATGATGGAGAATTTCATACATACAAGTTTGAAATTAATTGTACTAATGGAGATGTTAAAACATTCTTTGACGGTTTAGAAGTTGACTTTGAAAAAAGAGCGTTTTATCCAGCAGGGGAAAGTGATACAACTCAATTTAATTTTGGTACAAAGAATTTTGGGCAGATACAAACAGATGTAATTGCAGATTGGAAAAATGTGAATGTAACATTTACTGAAAATACAAATCCTACTCAATTTGAAAGTGATTTAATTTATCCTATTGATGGAATACATACTATTACAAGTTTTCAAGATGATGAAGTAATAGAAGCTAAACAATTAGAAAATGAATTGATTGTTGCAACTGGAACTAAATTAATTTCTGTTAGAGGTGTAATAAATGGAGATGGAACAACAAAAATAGTTGCACAAGAAATGGATACTTTTCCTTATGTACCTACAACAAAAGAGTTTTTATTTGGTGGTGCTAATATTTTAGCTGTTGACCCGTTTAATGATATTCAAGATAGACAAGGTGCTACTACATCATTTAGTGTTGACTTATTTAGAACTAGTAAACCAATAGGTGTTGTAGATACAGATATTACAATTAAAGCATTTGTAACATTAGCAACTGGAAAAGTTATAAGTGATTATGAATTTAAATGGGAGTTCAAAAAAAGTGAAGATGATACTTTTAGTGAATTACAAGCGACTCTAGGTGGAGATGCAGGTAGACAAACTTTATTTAATGTAGATACAGCGACTAATTATGATATTAGAGTTACAATGAATGAGATTGGTCAACCAACTCCTACTTCACAAAAACAAATTAGTAATTATAAAGTTACTGAAATTGATGAAAATCTTAATTTAGATAAAACAGTTGATGAATTAAATGCTTGTACTAAGATAGAAACTTATTATGGGAAGATAGTTCTATATAAAAATGGAACTACTAATATTTATAAATCATTTAGTGGTAAGTTTAATTGGTTTGCAACTAGTGGAGTAATACCTTTTAATAATATTAGGCAAGAAGCATTACAAAAAGTAATACCTTTGAGAAATACAATCTTAGGATTTACAGATAATTCTACTATTGGTCTAAGAGGTAAAGGTGATGATATTGCTTATCCCGGAAGACCATTTGAACCATTTAGTGAGTTCGTTACATTTAACGCAAATATCGGTTGTATAGCACCTGAAAGTGTTGCTATAACAAATGATGATAAAGCTGTATTCTTATCGAATAGAGGATTACATTATGTTGATACACTTGCAGTTGATGCTGGTAGAGCAGATGTTATTAAAATAGATGATAAAATAAACAATATTGTTTTTAGAGATAAAGATGCTAGTGGTATTGTATATGATAATAAATACTATTTATCTTACCCTAGAAAGAACAAAATAATTAAATGGCATTATGTTTACAATGGTATCTTTAGCCTTGATACAAGCAAAGAGGTTGGATTCTATGCTATGTATGTTTATGATGATGAAATGTTTGGAATTTCAAATCGAGCAAAGATAATGCAACAACAAGTAGTACCATTAATTGATACATTAAATGATGTTGTTGAAATATCTGATATCGGATTATTTATAGATGATAGTTTTGTATATGAAATGAAAGTTGAAACTAAATTATTCTCATTTGATCTGGAACAATATCTAAAACGAGTATTTGAATTTATAATTGGATTCTCAAGTGTATCCGATAAACAAATAGAATTATTCTTAGATGTGTTTGCAGATAATTATAAAATAATTGATAGCAATACTAGTTTTGGTGAAATACAAGAAATAGATGGAGAAAGAACATCTGTTTGGGTTGATGAAGAAACACCATTTGTAACTGGTGACTCTCCTACTACATTAGGTGACTGGTTATTGGCTATTGCATCTTTAGGAAATGTTCAAGAAACATTTAGATTTTTCGAAATAATGAATAGTCCTGAAGTATTTAAAACAAAAGCAATTATAAGAAATAAACAAGATGCTTTTGTTAGAATTACAAGTTTAGGTTTCATTTATCAAGTAGGTTATATACCTAGAGAGATTAATGGAAGAATAAATAATTAATGAATATTGAAAGGAGAAAAAAATATGGCAAAAGTAGATAGAAATTCGTTTTCTGATTTTGATGGTAAACAATCTAGTAAAACTCCTGTTGTCGCAAAAGATTTAAATCAAGATAGAACGGTCTTGGCTAATGCTGTTGATGATAATCAAGACCAAATCACTATTTTGACTGGTGGAGATTTAAAAGAAAAAGCAAATTTAGAAGATGTAATATTGAATGATTTTATTGCAAGCTATGAAGCAACACTTGACTTATTTACTGGAGATAAGTTTGTTATTCAAGGTGGAGCCGACCCAGATAAAAATTTTGTTGTTGATTTTAATACTGTAAGGCAAAAAATATCAGGAGCAGTTTTCTTTGGACCAACTGATGGTAGTGGTGTGTTTGCTACTAGAACACAATTATTTACTGAAGCAGCATTAAGACCGGGAGAATTAGTTGATGGTGCGTTTGCATTTGTTACTAATGCAGAGGGTGATGGAAATAATGATAGTACTTGGTATTATTCTTCTATAAATGAAGAATTTCAAAATAGTAATACTCCTCAAAGTGCAACAGTAAACTTTGTTCTAGGTATAACTGGTGATATTGCTGATTTAGATACAACTGATAAAACTAATTTAGTAGTAGCAATTAATGAAACTTTTGGAATAGCAAGTACAAATGCAACAAATATAGCAACAAATACTGATGATATAACGCAAAACGAATTAGATATAGGACAGAATGCAGATGCGATATCGACTAATCAAACTAATATTTCTAATTTACAAACTGCAACTACTGATTTAGACACTAGAATGACTCAAGCCGAAGCTGATATTATTGCTTTAGATGGTAGAGTTGGTGATAATGATACTGATATTGCACAAAATGCAAGTGATATCACTCAATTACAAGCTGATATTTTAGATAAATTAGACGAAGTTATTATACAAGATAGTGGTGTTCAAAGAGGAACTGGAATTAACACTATTAATTTTGACGCTAATTTAGGTGTAACAGATAATGGTGGAGGGAAAGTTACGATAACTGCTGTTGGTGGAACTGGTGGAGAAGTTGTTCAAACCATAGTTGAAGTAGACCCATTAACTACACCGGTGGCTATTCCTACTTCTCCAACAATTGTTCCTGTTATTGTTAAAGAAATAACTAATGATCCGTCAGTTATTACAACAAATGGTTCAAATAATCCTGTACTAGTTGTGGCAGGAGATTATACATTAGATAGTTCATCGCAACTTAGAAATGAAAGTATGGCAAGTGTTGCAAATATAACTATTGAAACTTTATTTAATGGAATTGTTGCTAATACCATTAATTTAACGATACCGGAATCTATTGCTGGAAATGATGGTATAATAACATATTCTCCTACTAATATTTATACTGAACAAGCAATATTAGCTTTAACTACTTTCCCTGTAACTATTACTGCTAGAGTAACTTCTGATGTTGTTGGAGCATTTATTGATTTTGCAACGGTAGCTGTAAGAACAACAACATCTGTTGATGATGCTATGAGTAAAAGTATTTATGATACTAATTCGAATGGTAAAGTTGATAATGCTGATTATGATGGTAGTGGTACTAATTTCCTAACTAGTGATGATAATACTCAAGATGCTATTACTTCTCTAGACACTCAATTAAATACAACTAATGTTAGATCTGTTGCTAATGAAAGTAATATTGATGATAACGCTAATAATATAAGTAATAATACTTCATCTATTGTTGTTACAAATAATAGGATAGATGAATTAGAAGCACAAACAGTACAAACAGCTAAAGTAACGGTTGACTTGACTACACCAGATCTAACATTATTAGATGGTGTAGAACAAACTAGAATTGGTTTTACAAAGTCAAATGTAACTAATGCTGCTATACTAGACTTTGATGATATTTTAGAAGAGTTTATTATTAATCAAAATGGTTTATATACGGCTAATAGATTATTTACATTTACTACAACTGGTGCTGAAGTTAATGATAGAATAGTTACTGTTAATAGATATAGAGTTAGTGATGATGCTTTATTAGGAACTACTGATTATATTGTACCAAAAAATTCTGTTAATTTTATTATAAATGAACCAGCAGTCGAACAAGATGTAACTGGAGCTCCTGTTAGAATTTATTTAGGGTTTGAATCTAATGGTGGAGATGTAATTTTAAACGATTATAATAGTACTGTTGAAACTATTACTGGAGGTATTGCTTCTAGCAATATAGATATAGAAAATGATGAAAGTATTAGTGGTACATCAATTACTCAAAGAGAAACTAATATTGAATTTGTTAGTGAAATTTCAAGCAACAATAATGATATTGGGAACTTGCAAAATTCTACGTCAGAAAATAAACAAGGTCACTTTATTAATCAAGCTGAAGTAGTTAAAACGATTGGTAACACTTCTACTGGTCAATTATATACAATGACTAGTGATGTTTTGCCAGTTCCATTTGTAGCGAGCAGAACAGCAGTTGGAGATGTAGGTTTTTTAAGTAGTGCATGGAACGCATATGATAATAACAACGGTACTAGTTCTGGCTGCACTTTTGTTGCAGATGCTGAAGGAATGGATAGTAAGATTGATTTAGGGGCGGGCAATACCTTCACACCTAAAGAAATGTTATTGAGGATAGGAAGTAATTTAGGGGGGACGGCTTCAATTACTATCACTTTTGAAGATGATTCTTCAAATACAGAAATTGTTTATAGCAACGCCACAACTTCATTCAATACTGATATTGTAATACCAATTACTACCACAATAACTCCACGATTCATAACAACTAGAATCGTTAGAGCAGGAAGTGGTGGAACAGAATTTTATATCTTTAAGTCACAGGTGACTGAATGGTATATAGAACCACCTTTAATACAAAACTTAAAGGTTAAGATGAATGATGATAAATATACTGACGAGGATAATTATTTAATTAATTGTCAAATGGAAGATAGTCAAGATATGGAAAATCCTGTTTTTATACCAACCACTTTAGGTGTTTATTCCAAAGATGGTTTAGCTGAATTATTAGCACCAGTAGATTATGATGGTTTTGCAATTGGTAATAATCATAATGTTAAATTAAAAAGAGATACCCCAAACAATAAAATAGAGCAAGTTTTTAATTATTCGGATAAATTCGGTAAAGTTGTAGCAAGTGCCACGGGATTTAGTGGCAGTGACAATGACATAATCGTTGATTTAGAACAATATGGAGTAGGTAGTTTTAAATTATACTTTTTTAACTTCACTTCGCCAACTTTAGTAAGATATGATTTAGGAGTAAGCAGTGCAGGTAGAAATGTAGATGCGAACGATAATCCAACTGCAAGGACTGATATGGTAGCGTATTCAACGCTAGGTTCTAGTGAAGTAGAAGTAGATGGAAGTCCTTTTATATTTGTAAACGCTAATCAAACTTTTATATCTAGTAATGTGATAGTAGCTACAACTTCACCCGCAAGCCAGGTTAAAAGAGAACTACTAGGTGCTAGTAAAATAATTTATCTTGCTTCGGACTATCTAACAGGTACATTTGATTGGATATTAGTTAAATTACACGATTAGGAGGAATAATATGAATTACATAATTAAAGAATTAGATAAAACTTTTAATAATGTATGTGTATTTGGTACGAAAGTATCATTTGCACCTACATTAAAATTAAACAAAGTGCATATGCGTGAGAATGTCAAAATATGGGCTTTAGATGAAGATTCAATTGATAAGGTTAATTCTATCGAAGATGCTACAAATTGCTTTGATATGTTAGAGAATGAAGTTGTATGGCTTGAAAATGAATATCAAACTAAATTAAGTGAATTGAACCTTTCAAGTATTGAACAACAAAAAGAAAAACTAAGAGAACAAAGAAAAACAGAGTGCTTTGAGTATTGGAATCGACAATGGATTATAGAACCTGAACCAAATAAACCACATCAAGTAACTCAAAAACAATTTGATGAAATGGAATTATGGTATGAAAATTGGTTGAATGTAACTGATACTATGGTTACACCAACTAGACCAACGTGGTTAAGTTATTAAATAATAGAGAGGAGTAACAATTATGGGTAAAATATTTATAAAACCAGTTCAATTTGATGATCTGGTTGCTACAATAGGTGGAGAAAATTTGGAAAAGGCAAGAACTCGTGAGGAAAGTTTCTTTGCAACACATTCATTTGTTGGAGTTTCAGATACTGATACAGTTAGATTTGCTATTGAGGTTAAACCAAAAGAAAGTATTTATTTACATTTTGCTGAACTTTATGTCAATTCTATTACAAATGATAGTGCTTATAGTTTGACTTCATTTAGTGGTGAAATAGATGCTATAACTGGTGGTAGTTCGCCAGATACAGAAGTAAATGAAATTACAGGAGATGCAATAAGTAGAGTAACAGTAGACCCTACTGCAGTAGTACCGTTTAATGTTCCATTTAGTCAACAAATAGTAAAAGATATTCAAATCACACAAGGTGCATCAACATTTATAGATTTATCGGTTGTTATAAATGACTTTAGAGATTTATCTAAACAACCTATATTGTTGAAAAATTCAAATGAAGTAGGTAGTAAATATATAATTTTGCAAGCTGATGTTGTAGATTTATTAGACCTAGCAGCTTCTAATGCCATCAATGTTCAAGTTGGTATATTCTATTCAATCGTTAACAAACAAGATTAAGATATGGGGAGATTAATTTCTCCCCTAAACAAAAATTTTTATTAAATAGAATGGTTGTGCTATAATGAATGTAGGAATGTATATCGAAATTATTTTAGGTAAAATAGGAGATTTATTATTAGAATTTATGGATATGTATAGTCTTAATACTTAGTTGAAGTAAAAGCAGAACAATTGAAAAAATTATGGAGCGAAGAGGACTAGCATATGAATGAATTACCAACAACATTTTGGATATCAACATTTATTAATTTAATAGTAGTTATAGGAGGGTTAGCATTTTCTTATGGTAAATTAAATAATAAAGTTGGTTCAGTAGGTGACAACTTAGATAGACTAGAAGTGAAACAAGATAAGTATAACAATTTACAAGAAAGAACTGTTATTGTAGAACAATCAACTAAATCATCACATCGTAGACTTGATGAATTTAAAAAAGATTTTAAAGAAGATTTTAAAGGAATGAGTGAAAAACTAGATTTATTATTACAAAGAGCGATTAAATAAGGAGTTGTTATTATGGAAGACAACAGAATTACAATGGGTTATAGGAGAAATGGTTTAGAGTATCAACCATCTTCTAATGCATTACAAAGTAATTATGATATGTATATGTCAATTGATGAAATTCAAAAGAACCCAGAAAAGTTTGGAACATTCGTTGCTAATGCTTTACAAGAAAGTAATCCATTAACAACAATGCAACTTATGAGTTTATTACCAAGTATATTAGAAGTTAATGAGACAACTTATATGCCAAACAATGAAGAAAATTATATTGGAATGAAAGGTGCTTACAACTTAAATTCTATCAATCCAATAAATAATGGTGGTAGAGTTAAAATGAGACAAAATGATAAGGCACACAATCCACAAATGAAATCGAATAAATATTATTCGAATAATTATTAAGGAGTGATAATATGCCAAGAGGTAGAGGGATTTTTGAAAAGCCAAAAGAAAAATATCTTACTAGGTCACAAATGATAAAAGATAGCCTTAGTTCGAAACAAGAAACAACACCACAAACTGGTTATACACATAGAGACTTCCTAAACGGAGGAACAACACAAACTGGATTTGCACATAGAGACTTGCTAGAGGAAATAACACCAACAACAAAGAAAACAACACCACAAACTGGTTATTCTCAAGTTAGAGACTATTTCAAACAGGAAAAAACAACACAACCAACTGCTACTAGACAACCATCTACTCCACAACAAACAGTTGATTATGGAAGATTAGAGAGCCAAGCTAAGGAAATGGCTAAACAAGAAAGAATGAGACAACAAGCTGGATTAGAAAGTCAATTAAGTTTGTTAGATATTTTATCAAGTCAAGCATTAGGTTTAGCAGAAACTGGTGCAATAGGTATGGGGTTAGGCTTAGAAGAAGCACAACAAAAATATGGAATTAGTGGTGGATTGGCTTTAGCTGAACAAAGTAATTTACAAGCACAATTTGCACAACAACTAGGAAGTATTTATGGTGAGAAAGCAATTCAAGAAGCTGAACTTAGAGGACAAATTGGTGGTTTAGAGGGAATGGAAGACTTATCTTATTTAGGTTACTATTCAGATCTATTAAATTTAGAGGGTCAAGAAAAAGGATTAGAAGCAATGGGGTTAGATATTGGCACTCAACAATTACAACAATTGTTATTAGGTCAACAAATTGCAGGAGCAAAAGAAAGTGTTAAAGGGCAACAATTACAAAACTTATTAGCTAAAAGAACTTATGACTTCGGTGGAATGTCACAAGAGGACCAATTAAGATACTTAGCAAGTTTGCCACAACAATATTAAAAAAAGAGTAGAAATTAATCTACTCTTTTTCTTATGCTATTTCTTTTAAAATATGACTTTCAAGTTCTTTTAAAGGACACATTTCTTTATCCCAAACTTTCTTAACAAGTTCAAAGCCATAAGTATCAGCTAAACGTTTGAAAACTTTTTTCTCTTTTTTCAAATGGTTTCTTTCCATCTTTCTTTTTAAACTCACTATTCTTTCTCCTTTACAGTAATTGAACCTCCGACTCTCAAGCACATTGTAGCACTACTCAATGCATTTAGAATCGACATTCTAGCACCTAAGAAAGTATCAATAACACCTTTATCCATCATATTACCAACCTCTCCATTGAACACATTAACACCTAAACCTTGTGGTAAATCCATAAACTTTTCAATTTCTTCATCAGTGTATTCTGCATTTCTAAGTATTTGAATAAATGGCGAATATAGAGTATTTAATACAATTTCTCTTCCTAAATTGAACTCTTTACCGTACTCACCTTGTTCAAATGAATTTCTAAGAGAGTTTGTTGCATCTTTCAACCCAACAGCTCCCCCCGGTAGTAATCCCTCGCTAAGAGCCGATTTTGCACTTCTTAATGCATCTTCAGTTCTTTCCCATTTATCATCTAATGCTTCTTGAGTTGGTGCATAAATTCTAATTAATGCAACACCACTTGTTAACTTAGCAATTCTTTCTTTTAACATTGCTCTTTTCAGATCAGTATTAATTAATTCTTTATCTTCTAAAATAGTTTTTAAATAAGAAACTCTATTTTCGATTGCTTTAACTATATTTTCATCTTTTTCTTTATATAAAGAACTTTCATTAATTTTAATAATTGCTTTGTTCAAGTTACCCAGATCTTCAAGTTCAGCTTCTTCTAACTTATTCCCTCCGTGTATTTCGAATATTTCTCCTTGAGTTATAGTTTGAATATCAAGTAAATTTTCTAATTTATCATTGTCATTAACTCCCGGAGTGTTAAAGACTTGAATTTTTAGATCTGTTCTATTATTGTTGGCAATTAAGAATGAAAGAACTTCATCACTAAAATCATTTGCAATAATTAAAACTTTATCACTAGAAACTTCATCACTAAGTATTTTATTGAAAATATTTCCTAATGGTTTAGGTCTAGTGAGATTATCATTAATTAAAATTACAAAAGGATTTTCTAGTTGTTCAACCATTGTTTCTTTGTTAGAAATTAATTCAGGAGTTAACCAACCACTATTTACTTTCATTCCTTCTGCAAATTCTAAATAATCTTCATCTTTTTGAGACTTAATAATATGAATAACACCATTATCCCCAGCTTTATCAATTGCTTGAACTATTAAATTAGATACACTTTCATCTCTTGAAGCAATATGAGCTACATTAAACAGATCTTGAGGAGAAGAAACTTGAGTTCTCATTCCCATTAATTCTTTCAATACTTCATTTGCTTGATAATGCATTCCATTAACTAAATGTACTGCTTTAAGTTTTTCGTTTTCTTTTAATGCGGCCCAACCTTTTTCAACAAACTTGTAAGTTAAGATAGTTGTCATTGATGTATTGTCACCAACTTTACTAGCAGTTCTATCTGCAGCACTAACAATTAATTGAGCTCCTAAGTTCTCCAATTTATCTTCTAGCCAAATATCTTTTGTGATATTGACTCCGTCATTAATTATTTTTGGCATCCCAAAGTCATTCTCAATAATTATATGTCTTCCTAGACTACCAGTTGTAATTGCTACTTTGTCATATACTTGTTTCATTCCATCAAGTATACCTTGCATTGTTGTAGTTCTATCGTATAGATTTTTATTAATTTTATATCCCATAAGGTAGTTCTCCCGTTCCTATAATTCCACATTTTCTGCATTTACCTTTTACTCGATTGTTTAATGTGTCTTTCGAAAATTCCCAATCGTGGTTACAATTTTCTTCTACCACTTTTCCTATAATATCATTATAATCTAATAAAATTTGTTCTTGACCATCAGTATAAGTGATAGGAATATTAATCCCAGCAAAAGGATTAAAAACAATCTTTTCTCCTATTTTGAAAACATCATCAACTTTTTCACCTAGAGAAACTATAATTCCCATAGATGGTCTTGATTTATTGTTGTCTTGAATAACTAATGTTCTTGTATCAGTATGTTCTTCAACTTTATCTACTCTAACAATAATATGTTCATTAAATGCTTCTATTCTCATTGTCTTCCCTCACTTTCTTTCAATTCTACTTTAAGGTCCTCTAGTTTCTTTTGATTTTCTTCAGATGGATTAGTAACTTCTTGTTCCCATCTTTGAACAGTTGTAATAGAAACACCTATTGCTCTTGCTACATCTACTTGAGTAAGATTATATTTTTTTCTCAATTCGTAAATATTCATTATATCAACCTCCAATTAAATTCTACCACAAACAACAACAACAAACAAGAAAAGACTAAATTAATAGTCTTTGTTTTCTTCTTTGTTAAAATTAACCCCCAATAACCATTTAGAAAAGATTTCCATTGCTTCTTTAGTATCTTTAATAGTCTTAGGACACCAATATGCAACCTTATCAAGTTCTTTTATTGCACCTATACTACTTCCACTATCACGATATTCTCGATATGTTTGTTGTAATTGGATTATTTTATCTTCTTTCAAACCTTTTACTATCTTGTTTGCAACATATCTCGCTTTATCAACGGAACAAGCCATACCCTCAATATCACTAAAATAGCTACTGAAGAATGTTTTAAAAATCTTAGTTGAATCTATGAAATCATACTCAAAATTATTATAATTTCTTTTAGGTATACTTTTTGCTAATGCATTTATAACTTTTTCAATATCTTCTTTTTTTATCTCTTTCATTTTATTTATCTCCTTTATTATGTCGATTACAAGCTACTTGATTCCTAACTTTAATATCAGTTGCTTTACTATGAGAAAAACCTATAATTTTACATTTGTAATAGTTTTTCCCATTATATGAAGTACGAACCTTTGTTCGCTTTTATGAATGAATCACCTACTGTTAAATTACAATATACATATTCGCTATATTTTTCTAACTCAGTTATTCTATTTTCTAATTCTGCCACTTCATTCACTTCAAGGCTATATTTAGCCTCTATGCGTTTTTCTTCTAAATAGGTATCAATGCTTACCCATTGTGTGTTTGATGCCTTAGAGATGATGTTTTCTATCTTAAACAGGCTGATTAGTAGCAATAACATTATAATTATACTTGTTAGTTTATTCATTATTCAATTACCCTAATTATAACTTCAGGAATTCTAATTGTATATTTTTCAATTATTTTACCATTATATCCTAAACCATCAAATACAGGTGCTTTATGAATAATTTTAACAAATGGTATATCAGGCATTTCCCCTAATTCTTGTCTAACATCTAAAATATTAGTAATCCACATAGATAATTTATGGTTTTCATCACTGAGATTACGATTGCACATTTGTTCGTTACATAATCTATTTTTTAGTTCATTTTTTTCTTCAAATAATTCTGTTAGTCTTTCTTTTTGTTTCTCAATTAATTCTTTCATTTCCTTTTTACTCATTCTCTTCCCCTCCTATAAAAGTATCTATAAATTTATTCTTAGCTTGTTGTAAATAATTATCTGATTCTTCGATGTCTTCTGTGAAGAAAGATAGTATGAAGTTTTTAATCATTGTTTTTCTCCTCTCAGTGCTTTAGGTAACACATTTCTAAATTCATATTTCTTTTCACCACTTTTAATCATATCAAACCATTTTTGATGTATTGAAACTAAAATTGCTTTTTCTCCAGTTTCAGGACAAATAATGTATTGAAACGATTGTGGCAATCTTTTTACCAAGTCATCATAATCTTCACCTTGCCATTTCAAAATAACCCTTCCTCTAAGGTCATCAAAACAACTAGCACAATCTTCAATATCGTGTTGCCAACCAGTAAAAGGCTTGCTACACCCTTCGCAATAATCTGTAAGATATATACATTCTTCCCTAAAATCTTTAATCTGTATTGCAAACTTTTGATTGGTGTAACCTTGTTTAATTGCGTTTTCTAAATTTATGTATCTTGAAATATTATCTCCTAATGTATAACCACCAATTTTATTGTAAACATTGTTAGTTTTTACTTTCATTAGTTGACCGACTATCTCACCTACTTCAAAACTACCTGCCACTTTTCCCCCTGTTCCAGTTATTCCTAGATAATATCTCATTTTCTTTCTCCTTTTTTATTTTTAGAACGGCAAATCATCATCAGAGATATCTATATTGCTCCCAATATTAAACGGATCATCTTTTTTATCTTGAGATT